TAAATACCTACTTCCCCCATTATATCCGCTCGCCTGAGAAATCCGAACTGCATGCGTTTTTATTCAGCCGTCTGCCGGATATTATCCGCTCCCTCAAAGGGGAAAATGAGGCAGTGGGTGCGCCGCGTGGCGAGGGTAAGTCGACGCAGGTTACTCAGTTGTTTACGCTGTGGTGTATTGTGACAGGCCAAAAACATTATGCGGTCATCGTAATGGACAGTATCGACCAAGCGTATCCGATGCTGGAGGCCATTAAGGCAGAACTTGAGTTTAATCCACGCTTGAAAACCGACTTTCCGGAAGTATGCGGGCAAGGCCGTGTATGGCAGGCCGGTACGATTGTGACGGCCAATGACGTTAAAGTCCAAGTGGCCGGTAGCGGTAAAAAGCTGCGCGGTTTGCGTCACGGCCCTTACCGTCCTGACTTAACTGTTTTGGACGATATTGAGAATGACGAACAAGTCCGCAACCCCGAACAGCGCGACAAGCTCAATGCGTGGCTGACTAAGACTGTATTGCCTTTGGGCGGGGTTGGTCAGAAATACGATGTGATATATATCGGCACAATTTTGCATTACGACAGCGTACTTAACCGCACTTTGAATAACCCGTTTTGGCACGGTATTAAGTTTAAGGCGATGAAACGCTGGCCTGACCGCATGGATTTGTGGGACCGCTGGGAGGAACTTTTCCGAAACGACGGCGAGACGGTGGCCGAGGCGTTTTACCTCGCCAATAAAGACGAGATGGAGCGTGGCGCGCAAACAAGCTGGGCGGCTCGCGGCGTGTTGGCGCTGATGAAAATCCGCGCCCGCGACGGTCATGCGACATTTGACAGCGAGTATCAAAACGACCCGGTCAGTGGCGAAGATGCGCCGTTTGCCGAAAACATCAAATACTGGTCGGAGTTGCCGGACGATTTGGTGTACTACGGCGCACTCGACCCGTCATTGGGTAAAGCGGGCGCGGGGCGCGACCCGTCGGCGATTTTGGTCGGCGGTTATCAGAAATCAACAGGCCGTCTGTTCGTAACCGTTGCCCAAGTAAAAAAACGCCTGCCCGATTTGATTATTGAGGACGTGATCCGCATCCAAAAAGAGGCGCGGGTCAAGCCTGTTTTGTGGGTGGTGGAGACGGTGCAATTCCAAGAGTTTCTCAAGGATGAGCTGATTAAGCGCGGGGCGCGGTCGGGTGTGCATATCCCCGTGCGCGGTATCAAGCCGTCATCGGACAAGATGTTGCGGATTGAGACTTTGCAGCCACACATGGCAAACGGGTTGATTTTGCTCAAACCCGACCAAAAGACCTTAATCAGCCAGTTGCGCCACTTCCCAAAAGCCGACCACGACGATGGACCCGATGCGCTTCATATGCTGTGGATGGCGGCAACAACGGGCAATGTGTCAAACAGAGCACGTGCGATTGATTTACCTGCGCCGATGTTGGAAATGTGATTTTAAGGTCGTCTGAAACCGTTTTCAGACGGCCTTTCGGAGTAAGAAATATGTTCGGATTGATTAAAAGCGCAACGCGGAAAACCGCCATCAAGACATTGACGAGCGCGACCGAAGATGCGCTGGAAAGCCTGTTTTCCAATATGGAGGGCACGGACGCGCTGCTTTCGCGTCTCGGCGTGGACAGACAGCAGGCGTTGGATGCGGTGTCGGGCGACGATGAGGTGGCTGCCTGTTTGGAGGATTTGCATTCCGCCATGCAGAACAAGGCGTGGCGCATTTATGGCGAGGACTTGAGCGACGAAGACAAAGACCGTCTATGGAAAACGCTTAAACGCCACCTGCCCGCGCTTGCCGAAATCGTCCTGACGGCGCGTCTGGGCGGCTATGGTGTCGGTCGGTACGTTTATCAGCCCGAACCCGACGGCTTTTTGACGATTAAGCATATCAGCAACAAAAGCGGCGAATTGGCGAAATACGTTCCCTACCGCGACGGTTCGCTGGTGTATCGCGGCAGCGGCGGTGAGGAAGCCTGCAATACGGACGTGCTGTATCTCTTTATTACCCACCGCGCCACTTCAACCAATCCTGCGGGCGAAATGGCGGCGGCGCGGCTGTATGCGCCGGTTGCGTTGCGTAAAAAAGGCTTTATTTATGCGGCACAATTCATCACGCGCTACGCCCAGCCGTATTTGATTGCCAAAATCCAAGCCAACAGCAACGACGACCACGACAGTTTCATGAGCCGTTTTTACCGTTTTGTGAGCGGCGGCGCATTGAGCATCGAACGCGAAGACGATGTGATGATGCTGCAAAACAGCGCGGACGGTCAGGCATTCCGCCGATTGGAAAACCTCGCCAATGTGCGCATCCAAAAAACGCTGTTGGGCAAGGTCAAAACCAGCGACCTTGAGACCGCCAGCCGCGCCAGTCAGGAAACCGAAGAAAACAACCGCGACGAGCGTATCGGCGCGTATCTCGCTCTGCTCTCCCGCGCTGCACAGCACTTTATCGACGCGCTTGTGATGGTCAACAACGCCTACGGCAAGCCGATTAATGCGCCCAAAGGCGTATGGTTTGAGTTTGAAGACGAAATCAAGGTTGATAAAACCCGAGCCGAACGCGACAAGATGTATATGGATACGGGGCAGCTCGTGTTGACCGAAACCTACTATCGCGACATCTTGGGCTTTGAGCCGGAACATTTCGAGCTGCGCGACCCGAAAGCGTCGTCTGAAAACCCTGCGCCCGCCAAATTCAGCCTGCGCCTGTCTGACGGCCTTGCCCATAATGCGCCCGATACGGCGGAGCAGGCAATCGCCCGACCGAAAATGGAGGCGGTGTTGGGTTTACTGGAAAGCTGCAAAGACTACGCCGAATTTGAGGCGAAGCTGTCCGAACTTGATTTGAGCAAGGGCGACAATCTCTTGATCCAGCGTTTGGTTTCAGACGGCCTTTCGGCTTGGGTTGACGGAGCAGGCGATGGACGGGATTGAATACAACTTCGCGGGGCTGGTCGATAAATCCGCTTTCGAGCATTTCAAGGCTAAGAAAATCCTGCCCGGGTTTTCGCATTACGACGTATGGCTGTATCAGCACAGCCTCGCGTTTACCGTCGCCAAGATGATGGACGCGGATATGCTCGCCGAAGTCAAAGATGCCATCGAATCCGCGCAGCAAAACGGCACGGCATTCGCCGATTTTAAAAAGCGTTTAAAACCGTATTTGATGGCGAAAGGCTGGTGGGGCGAGCAAGTAATGACCGACCCGCTGGACGGCGAACCGAAATTGGTACAGCTTGGCAGTACACGTCGTCTGAAAACCATCTTTAATACCAATATGCAAACCGCCTTTGCGGCGGGGCAGTGGCAACGGATACAGGCAAACAAAAAAGCCCTGCCGTATTTGCGCTACAACCATTCCGCCGCCGGGCATCCGCGCGACAGCCATAAACGCTACTACGGGCTGATTTTGCCCGTCGAACACGACATCTGGAAAGTCATCTTCCCGCCCAACGGCTATGGCTGCAAATGCTCGGTTTCCGCGCTGACCCGTCGGCAGGCGGAACGCGAGGGCATCAGCGGCGAGCCTGATGTGGATATGGTCGAGTTTACCAATCCGCGCACAGGTCAAACGGTATTGATTCCCGACGACATCACGCCGAGCTTTGCACACAATCACGGCGACCGATTGGGCGCAATGGACGCGCTGTTTGGCGAGCGAAACGGCGAAGAGGCACTGGCCGCCATGATTGCCGAGCGCGAAGCGTGGCTGGACAAGCGGTACAGCGTGCCGTCTGATAAAGTAGCGGTGTTGGCTTTGTCGGATAAGGTGTCGGAGAAGGAAGTAAAACGGTTGGCGGCAAAAGCATCAGGCGGCAACAATATTTCTGTTTATGAAGCCGAAGCCGCGGCAGCTTGGCAGCAGGCAACCGGAGACAGGCTGGAGGTGTTTGATTTGGGTGAAACGGATGGCAGGAAACCTGCAGATTATTTGATTTCCGATCCGAATCTGCCGAAAGAAAAGTGGCTGCGTTTGGATTTCATGTATGTTACAGAGCCGTTTAAGCTTGAAAAGATGAATCATTATTTTCAGAAAACGGACGAAATCTGGAGCGGACAGATGAAAACCATCCAAGAGCATTTGCAGAAAGCTGATATTGTACCGCTTGATTTTTCGGCGTTAAATCTGACGAATCGACATCGGGTGCTTCAGTATGTGCTATCATTACCCGAAGTACAAAGGAATAAAATCAGAATTTTAGTGAAGGAATCAAAATGAGTACGCCTAGCGGAATGACAATCCGTGCAATCAAACAGGATGATGATGTATACCATTGGGCCGAAGTGGAGATGAACAAAGGAGCGTGTGCGGATTTGTTCGCTTATATGACCCCTGCCATGTATGAAATTGCGCCGGAATATGCGGAAGAATTTGAATACAGTAATTGGGAAGTTTTTTCTATCCATGCCGCGCCGGAAAAATATTATCGTGCTATTTATAATCTCATTATGCAGGGTGCCGACCGGCTGGAATCCGTGAAGCCGTTTAAAGCGGCTTTAAAAACCGCCCTGGAAGCCGATGCCGAATTTAAACCTATAAACACCCGGGCGGCCGTAAAAAACCGATCCAGCGGGCCTTTTTCATAAACGCTCAAATTCCACGTTTAAGCGCGTTTTATCGGTCAGGATAGGCAAAGATATGTCCGAGAGTTTAAATGCAATCTGACGCAGCCCTAAAAGCCCCCTGAAAACGTTTTTTTAAACCGCTGCCGTCTGCGTTTTTGGATATGCCCCAAATTTGCGATTTTAGGCGGGTCGGATGCCGAAGATAGACAAACCCCCGTCAGAATCTCGAAAATCAATCTAACGCGATTCTAAAGCGGTTTTAAAGTGGGTATTTTCATATTTTACGCATGAGGATTTTCAAAGGTCGTCTGAAACCTGATATTCGGGTTTTGGGCGGCTTTTGCATTTGGATTGGGAAGTGAAATCCTGCCGTCCGTCTTTTTGAACTTGGCAAGGCAAAATGGAGCAATGGATACGAACAACACCCCCCTCAAAATCAAATTGTCCGCCGCGCTGCCGGTTGCCCTGGCGACCGGTGCCGACAAGGTGCGTACTTTTAAAGGCGTTGCCAATTCGGGCAAGCCGTTCGGCTACGGCGGTTATCAGACAGTCGTCGATTTGGCCCAGCTGTCGCACAAAGCGTCCGTCCCCGTCTTGTTGGAACATTCCCCCGTCAAGATGGCGGGCGTGTGCAGCCTGTCTGTAACGGCGGATGGCCTGATTGCGGAAGGCAGTCTGTTGTCCAACGAGTTTGGCACGCAGATTGCCGAAGCCGCCGACCAAGGTTTTCCGTGGGAAATGTCGGTTTACGCGCAGGCGGAATCCTACGAGGAGCTGGCGGCGGGCGCAGTATTGTCCGTCAACGGCAACGAGGTAACCGGGCCGGCCGTCATCCTGCGTCGTTGTGCGATACGCGAAGTATCGTTTACCGCCGTCGGCGTAGATGGCGAGACGGAAGCGGTGGTGTTGTCGGACGGCAGCCCCTTGCCGGATATTTTTAAACAACCTTTGGAGTTATCTATGACACCCGAAGAAAAGCAAGCGTTTGACAACCTGAAAGCGGAAGTCGATACGCTCAAGGCTGAAAAAGCCGAAGCCGAGAAAAAGCTGAAAGAAGCCGAAGCGGCTGCCAAGAAAAACCAAGTCAAGGCGAAATTGTCCGCCGCCGGCTTCAAGGAAGGCGAAGACGGCAAGTTTGAAGGCTTGTCCGACGCAACCATGACCGTACTTTTGTCTGCCGATATCGAAGCGGCGGAAGCCATGATTGCCGATTTGACGCCGAAAGCCGCCCCGTCTGCCGTACCGGCCGCGCTGTTGAGCGAAGGCGCAGGCAAAGGCGAATCCGAACACACCGGCGAGGCGGAGGGCAAGTTTTCCGTAGCCAGCCACAAAGGCTTATTGGGAGGCGCTTATGTCTAAAGCCAAAACCGAAATCCTCGGCCCTGTTGTCTCCGATTTTTTGAAATACGAAGCAACGCCGTTGACGCGTGTGGCTGTTGCTGCGGATGCCGGTACTAAAGCGGGTAGTTTTGTGACGTATCCGCTACGCAAGAAAAAACTTGTTGCTTTAACAGATGAGGCTGATGGGAAAGTTATTGTTCAACCTTTCAATTGCATCATCGAGTGTAAGGATATTCTTATCCAAGCTAAGGCAGCATTCGGGTCCGACGCGGATATGAAAAAAGAAGGCGACGCGTATGGGATTGTTTACGTCAACCTACCGAAATTCGGTGCATCTGACGTTTAATTATTTGAAATAAGGAAAAAATATGCCTTTATCCGATAACAGCAAGTTTGGCGTGCAGGCTTTGACCACTGCCGTCAACAAAATCGACCCGGGCGCAAGCCAAATCCGCGAGCTGGGTATTTTCGAACCCGAATACCTGACCACCACTTATGCCGACATTGAGTTCCAAGACGGCAAAGTCAGCTTGGTTGCCAGCAAAGAGCGCGGCACGGCCGGTCAGGCAGTGGATAGCCCGAAACGCAAAATTCACACCGTCAAAATCCCACACCTGCCGGTTAACGACGTTATCCGCGCGGACGATGTACAAAACCTGCGTGCTTTCGGCACGACCCAAGCCGCAACCGTCATGGACAAGGTCAACGAAAAGCTGGCCGGTGGCAAATCCGACCTCGAATACACACGCGAGCATCTGATGCTCGGCGCGTTGCAAGGCAAGATTTTGGATGCGGACGGCAGCGTGATTTTGGACATTAACACCGATTTCGGCGTTACACGCAAAACGCAAAACATCGAATTGTCGAAAGACACGACCAAAGTCGGCGCGGTATTGGACAAACTCTTGTCCGAACAACGCCAAAAATTCAACGGTGCGCAAGTGCGCGGCTGGGTTGTCTATTGCGGCATGGAGTTTTTAAGTGCGCTCAAAGAGCATAAGTCCATCTTCGAAGTGTACAAACGCTACGATGAGGCACGCGCCTACCGCGAGGGCGATACGCTCAATCCGACCGAATTTATCCACAAAGGCATCCGCTTTATCGAATACGCCAACCACTTCGGCAGCGACGCCGACATCGGTGCGGAAACCCCCTTCGCCGGCCGGGCGGGCGTTATCCTCTAAAAGGGTTTTTCCGCCCCCGCCGATATGTCCGCGACCGTCAACACTCGCGCCCTGCCGTATTACGCCAGCCGCGAGAAATTGCAGCATGACAAAGGCTGGAGCCTGCATATGCAGTCCAATCCATTGCCGATTGCACTGCGCCCCGAGTTGTTGGCAACGCTGACCATGTCTTAAACGGATTTCAGACGGCCTTTAAGGCAACAAAAAGGCCGTCTGAAAACGGAGGACGGCATGATTACCATCCAAGACATGATTACCCGCTTCGGCGAGCAGGAAATGGCGGAACGGTCGAATCATGAGAACTACGAGACAATAGACGAAGCGGTGATGGCGGCGGCAATTGCCGATGCGGAAGAAGAAGCGGCAAGCTACCTTCGGGCGGCGAAACTGTTTTTTACCAACGACACCGCGCCGCAGGTTTTGAAAATCAAAGTCTGCGACATTGCCCGCTACTACCTCTACGACGATGCGGTAACAGGCATTGTGGAGGAGCGTTATCAGTCGGCAATCGCCTGGCTGAAGATGGTCGTCAAAAATCCGAATATGCTGGACGATAGCCGCGTATCGGATGACCGCAGACCGTCAACGTGTGCCGTTTATGTCAATGCCGAACCCGATTTGCGGGAATGGCTGAAGGAGTAAGCGATGCGGATTACGGTATCACACGACTTATCGCGTATCGCCCAAAGCCTGAACCGCCTGTCGGGCAGGTTGAACGGCAGCCTTGAAGAGCCTTTGCGCGCTATCGTCCTACAAGAAACAGATTTAGAGACAAAAATGATTCAGAATTATATTTTAG